AATTGGTAATCATGGTGTCGTTCCTTCCTTGCTTGGTTCGATGCAAAAGCGCACCACTGTGAAGCCTGACCCCGTAGCCAAGCTTCACTAACTGCGCTCTAATCACTACCAGGGATATTTGATGTCGAATTCATGGCCATAATCATGCGCCATGTTTCGCCACGTGTTCGCTTGGTCTAGCCAGGATTGCTTGTAGACCCTGGCACGTTTTGCCTTGTCATAGCAGTGGCGTTGCTGGCTTAGCATGTAGCGCCAATTCGCTACGTGTTCGTCATTTGTTGAAGCGTTGACATTGGGAACGTCAAAGACCTCGCGAGATGATTGATAGCATTCCCGCCAGACAATGGTTTTATGCTTCGCAGTGCTGACGGAATAGGTATCTGTAGTGAACAGAATAACGCCATTGTGGCGCGGCGATTGCACAAGCTTGGCGATGGGGAAATGATAGCCATAACTGTAGATCGTATCGCCTTCATAGAAGACGTTAAATCCGCGCTTGGTTTTCCCGGTTTGGCAACGCCATGCGCTGGCTACTTCTTGATGTGTGTTAGACATTGATCGTTTCCTTCCTTGCTTGGTTCGATGCAAAAGCGCACCACTGTGAAGCCCCAGCCATGGCCAGAGCTTCACTAACTGCGCTCTTAGCTGTTCAATGCCGATACTGCGGCATCTATAGACGCTTGGTCATCGTTGGTAGTGATTATGCGACCAACGAAGCCTATGTCTTGCGAGTGCATTTCTTGCTCGACAGTGCGGCGATCATAATCGCCGAAAGCGATGCACCATTGATCGCCTTCCTTTTCGACAAGCGTATGGTATTTGCGCGGCATCTTTGGTGCATGTTTTTCGGCGTATTCTTTTAGTGAAGCTACAGTTCTTTGATCGTACCCGTAGCAGTAATAATTTCCATTGTCGTAGTTGCTGAGCGTGAATTGTTGAAGCTTTTGACCATCCTCTAATGTGACAAGTCGCGGCGCTTCAATTAGACCATCTATGCCGCGATCAATGTCTACGAAAAGAACCTCGCCACTCGGCAGCAATTCTGCGGCGATCCGCTGGCCAAATTCGGTGTAAATCCGCTTAGTGTTGAAGCACGTAATCATTGTCTTTTCCTTCCTTGCATGCGTTTCCTGCCGCCCAATTGGCGACAGCCAGAGTATCGGCGATAGCAAGTATTCGAGCAAGATTTAATTTGGCTCGCATTAAGAAGACATACGCCAAGCACAGCCAGCCAGCGCTTGGCGTTCGAATATCCATGATTAGGATCGGTTAGGTTTGGCGCTTGGAAATGGCTGGCTAGACCGGCCGCAGGCAATTTTTTCGCATGCAATCCCGCCACAGATTGCGAGCGATTTACCGCGTAAAAGTGGTATCACGTGATCTCAATCGAACGCTATCCAATGCAATCGATTGTATCCATGGCTAGCCTCTACTCGCCTCTGCCACATTTCAATCGAAGGAGGGGGGCTTCCTGAGAGATCGACTTCCGGGGGTCGGTCGCCCGTCCGCGCTGGGGTAGTCGTAGATGTCCGAAGAGTTCCCACGATTTCCCCGACCTAAATTCGATACGCACCGGATGTACTAACGACCCCATCCCCGGCTTAGCTGCCGAATTCCGCAAAATCGAAAAAAAAATCCAGATATGGTGGGGTTTTGCGACCCTATTGCGGAAAAACGCTAGATATTGTATATTCTGCGGCTTCAGCGTGGTGTTGCGAGCGCTACGCTAATTGGCTGACGGCAGCTTCCTTCCCCGCCGCTCAGTCGTCGCGCCAAGGAGGGGGCGGCGCGATACAAAGATAGCCCCCTCACTTCATGGGAAGGAACGGAAGGAGAGGATCATTGTCTTTGACGGCGAAAGAACAAGCGTTGGCGGAAATCGAGCGCGTTAAGGGCAAACGTGCTGCACCGAAGCGCGGAGTTCCGTACGGTCCCAGAGGAAAGCTAACCCGTGGCCGGAAAAAGCTTGGGCGTCCGACCAACGGATTTATGAAGCCGTCGCATGCTAAGGCGGTCGATTACTACATGAAGGGGCATACGAAGAAGGAAGCGCTGTTGAAGGCGGGATATACCTTGCTGACGGCTGAAAAGGCGGCGTGGAAGGTCTTCGGGCGCGATGATGTCAGGAAGGAGATCGCGCGGAGGCAACGATTGCTGGCGGCGCGGCAGATTAATGTCGTTGACCGTATTCAGGATGAGTTTGCGAAGATTGCTTTCTTCAATATGGGCGATGTGGTCGAAGTGACGGATGACGGCTATCTGGTGTTTAACTTCGAAGATGTTGACATGGATCAGATGGCGGCGGTCGGCGAGATCACGGTGGAGACCTATTACGAGGGTAAGGGGAAGAATGCTGTCGAAGTCAAGCGCGTGAAGATGAAACCGCATGACAAGAAGGCTGCGCTCGACAGTTTGGCTCGAATTCATGGGCTATTTCAGGATAGGCTTGACCTTACGAGTGAAGGGGAGAGCCTGGAACAGAGGCTTCAACGGGGAAGGCAGCGCGCAGCGATGGTTGAAGCCGATTATGAAGAGGTAGAATGATGGCGACTGGGAAGGAAATCATCGAAGATTTGGAGCGCAAGCATAGCGCTGGCACGATGGCGGCGACGTTAGAGCATCATTGGCCGACAGTGAAGACGGCGTTGCAGTTGTACGATGTCTGCAATCGCGTGGCGGCGGGCGAGAGCATCGACGATATCGAAGCGGAAATGGAGATAGAAGTGGTATCACGTGATACCATCGAAGCGCGGGACGAGGAACAGCGCCGGAAGAGGGACAGTTAATGAGCGCTATGATCTGCACCGACTTCGAATTCGAGGGCGATCTGCATACGGTGAGGTACAAGGATCGTCCGCAGGAAATGGATGCTCTGTTCATTGTCGAGCAGGAGTATTGGGTCACATTCAAGCTAGATGGGAAGGATTGCGAATATGGCGTTGCCGAAGGGACGACTACTGACCTTGCCTCAATTCCGAAGGTTGTTCCGAGATGGATTGTCCAGCAACTCGGTCCACACATTGAAGCGGCTGTCGTTCACGATAGGCTTTGCATTGACCAAGCTCCATGGGACAGCCAAACTGCCGCGAACATATTTCTGGCGGGTATGATTGCTGGCAGGACACCGGCGTGGAAAGCGCGGTCGATGTATGAAGCGGTCTATTACTTTGGACCGCAGTGGGGGTATTGATGGATATTGTATTGAAAAATATGTCCGAAGATATCACTAAAGCGGATCGAGCGCTGGTAGCGTTGAAGAATTTGAAGTATTTTAAGACAGAGATGGAAATTGGCGATAGAAGGGCTATTACGTTTGGCGATGGCGTGTCTTTCAGTATCGCTCGTAATAAGAATAGCTTTACGGTGCGGGAGATCGTTTGATGGCGCGTAGAGGCAAAGTATCGATCGATGCTCAGCTAGCGGACGCTCTGTCACAGTTTTACGCCGACCCGCTGGGGCATGTCATGTTCTCCTATCCGTGGGACACCGATCCTGCGCTTCAAGTGGTTGATTGGGAGAACGAGGATATCTGGGTCGATGTCAATACTGGCATCATGTACGACGCCAAGCCCAACAGTGTCGAAACCATCACATACGAAGAGTATATGCGCCCGTACCGGCTGCGGTTCAATTGCCGCTACGGTCCTGACAAGTGGGCGTGCGATTACCTTGATGATCTGGGGCGTCAGGTCGCTAAGCGGAAATTCAATGGTACGAGGGCGGTCGCTCCAATCCAGATGGATACCAGTTCCGGCCACGGTATCGGGAAATCGACACTGGTGGCCTGGATTATAAAATGGATTATGGACACTCGCCCTTATAGCAAGGGTACGGTGACGGCGAATACGGCAGAACAGCTTCGCACCAAGACATGGGCGGAACTCGGTAAGTGGCATAAGCGGTCGATCACCAGTCATTGGTTTCAATATAACTCGGGCAGGGGCAATATGTCCCTTCGCCACAGGAAGCATACTGAGGAATGGTATTGTTCGGCGCAGACGTGCCGTGAGGAGAATTCGGAAGCGTTCGCGGGTCAGCATGCGGCCAATGCCACATCGTTCTATATCTTTGATGAAGCGTCGGCGGTGCCAGATAAGATATTTGAGGTTCGGGAGGGAGGAACGACTGACGGCGAGCCGATGGTTTTTGACTTCGGCAACCCGACCCGCAACAGCGGTCGGTTCCATGCGCAGTGCGAGGGCAATTTGAAAAGACGTTACATCGTCCGCAAGATAGACAGCCGATGCGTGGCGATCACTAATAAGGAGAGGATCAGAGAGTGGATCGAGGATTATGGGATCGATAGCGATTTCGTGAAGGTTCGTGTTCTTGGTGAGTTCCCGTCCGCCGGTTCTTTGCAGTTTATCCCCACTGCTTGGGTCCAGAGGGCGATGCTGCGAGAGCTAGTGCAGGATCGCTTTGCTCCGCTAACTATAGGGGTGGACGTTGCGAGGTTTGGCGATGATGATAGTGTTATATACCCCGTCCTCGGAAACGACGCTCGCTCTTTTGCTCCTGTTCCCGGCGACGGGATTTATAATGGGCTGGATAACGTACAGCTTGCCCAGATGGTCATCCAGAAGGTGGAGTTCTTCAGAGCGCTGGGCATTCAGTGCGCTGGCTTGTTTATCGACGTGGGCGGTACTGGCTCTGGTGTTGTCGATGTTCTCCATCATTCGGGTTACAACCCTATCGCTGTGAACTTCGGGACGACGCCGGTATTCGACCCGATGACGTATCGATATCGTGGCGATGAGATGTGGGGGCGAGCTAAGGAGAGGATCAAGACGGACCTTGTTTTGCCAGAGCCGTACGGGCTTGGGATCGCGACGGAAGAGTTTATGGAAGGGTCCGGTCGCGACATTTCTACCCGCCTATTAGGCGACTTGACGAAGCGAGAGTTTGGCTATACCCTACAGGGGAACAAAATTCATCTTGAGACGAAGAAAGACATGAAAGCCCGTCAAGTTCCGTCGCCCGATGTCGGTGACGCTCTCTGTTTGAATTTCGCGCAAGACGTGGTGCGTGCGACCGTTGCTCATGGCGAGCAGCAAAATCCCAACATGACGCAACATGATTTCGATCCGTTGGCGAACGCCAGCGTAGCATAGGAGATATCCGTATGTGCCTCGCTTCTGCCCCATCACCGCCTCCCCCGCCCCCGCCTCCCCCGCCTTTGCCGGAACCGGCGAAACGGACTGATCCAGAAGTGAAGGCTGCGAAGGTCAGCGCCCGCAAGACTGCGGCTCTGGCGCAAGGACGCAGCGGCACTCTTCTGGGCGGGCAACTCACCAGCCAGCCCGAGAACCAGCCCCGCAAGACACTTCTCGGCGCTTAGTGGTATCACGTGATACCAAAGGAGAGTAGGAATGCCCGAAGGACAAGCCTCCGAAAATGATCTAAGGAAAGATCGTGATTACCTGATGCGTCGTCTCTCTGAGATGCAGAAGGAGTACATGACTTTCCAGGGTCATTACAAAGAACTTTCCGAGTTCATTGATCCTCGCAGGGGGCGGTTCTTCCTTGACGACAGGAACAAGGGCGACAAGAGACATAAGAACATTATCAACAACAAGGCAACGCGAGCGCTGCGCAAGTCCACGGCTGGGATGCTTGCTGGCGCTATGTCTCCCAGTCGTCCTTGGTTCACTTGGTCCTTGATGGATAAGGACTTGCTCAATAATCAAGAAGTCAAGGAATGGCTCGATCTGCTTCAGCGGATCATTCTCCTGATCTTCAACAAGAGCAACTTCTACAACATGGCACCGAATATGCTGCGGGAGTTGCTTCTCTTCGGCACGGGCTGCATGACGCATGTCGATGACTTCGATGATGTCGCTCGCTTCTATACGCATACGGCTGGCAGCTTCTACATTGCTCAGAACCACAAGCTGAGCGTCGATACGCTGGCTCGCAAGTTCCAGATGACTTCGTACCAGTTGGTGAAGCGCTTCGGTTTGGCGAATGTCAGCACGGGTGTGAAGAATTCGTGGGACAAGGGCAACTACGGCACATGGCACAACGTCTGCCAGTTTATCGAGTTGAACCCGTTCCGCGATCCTGGCGAAATTGGATCGGAGTTCATGCCGTTTCGGTCGGTGTATTTCGAGCCGACGACAAGGAACGCAGCCGACAAGAACAAGTTTCTGTCGCGCAGCGGCTTCCAAGGTTTCCCCGCCTATGTGCCGCGATGGGAAACTCTGGAAGGTGATATCTACTCCGTCAATTGCCCCGGCATGACGAACCTCGGCGATATCAAGCAGCTTCAGACGCAGGAGAAGGAAAAGGCGAAAGCTATCGCTAAGCAGGTCGCGCCGCCATTGCAGGGACCGCCAGCATTCCAGAACCAGCCTATCCCCAACGTGCCGGGAGGGGTGGCGATCAACACAGCTTCGGCCACGGGGCAGAAAATCGAAGCGATCTATAAGGTCGATCCGAAAATTCAGGAGATGATGCTGGATATTCAGCAGACGGAGCGTCGGATCGATGAAGGTTTCTATGTCGATCTGTTCATGGCGATCACGGACCAGCCGGGGGTGCAGCCGAAGAATGAACTTCAGCTAAGCCAGATCAACGAGGAACGTCTTCTTCAGATCGGTCCAGTGCTTGAGCAAATCCATGGCGAATGGTTGGATCGCATGGTGCATCGTGTCGCGGCTCAAGTTATCGAAGCCGACATTATGCCGGAAGCGCCCGAAGCTCTCCAAGGGCAAGAGCTTGAGCTTGAATTCGTGTCGGCTCTGGCGATGGCACAGCGGTCTATCTCTATTGGCGCTATCGAGCGCACCATGGGCTTCGCGGGCGGCATGGCGCAGAATGGTTTCGAGCAAGTCATGGATAAGGTCAATCCTGATAAAGCGTTCGAAGAGTATGCGCATCTTGTCGGCTTCCCGGCTCGCTTGATCGTGCCGGATGATGAAGCTCAGCAAGCCCGTCAGCAGCGGCAGCAAGCGATGCAACAGGCTCAGCAGCTTGAACAAGCGGCGCAAGGGGCGAATGTCGCTAAGATGCTATCAGATGCGAAACTGGGCGATGACAATGTGCTGTCGTCCGCAGTCGGCAGAGAAGAGGAAGCGGCATAATGGTATCACGTGATACCAGCGATCCGGCTGAAGTCGAAAGCCAGGAAGAGATGGCGGAAGTGCGCCGGTATATCGAGACGGATATGCTGGCTCAAGTTCTCGACACGTTCGAAGGTCGCCACGTTCTCAACAATATTCTTCGCGCCGCTGGCATCGATGACGACTTCTTCGATCCAGACGTGGCCGCGACAAATAGGTTTTTAGGTAAGCGTAGCTTGGGGCTGCTTCTACAGCGCGACATATTGACCGCGAAGCCCAACGCGCTTATAGTGATGAAACAAGAGGCGGAAGCGTTTGACGCCAAATATCAAGCGCCAGAGTTGAGGAAGGACGAAGACGATGTGGATTGATGGGGAAGGCGAAGAGGAAGTCAACGATGACGTTGACGGCGAAGAGAACACAGATACCGGCGAGAATGCCGGTGACGAAGGCGGCGACGAAGACGGAACCGCTGAGAAAGAAGCCGACGCTGCCAGTGATGGCGACGAAGGTGACGACAAGTCCGACAAGGGCGAGGACGATAAGTCGGAAGACGGCAAGTCTGAAGACGAACTCGAAGGCGCCCCTGAAGCGTATGATGATTTTAAGCTGCCTGAAGGGATGCAGTTCGAAGGGGAACAGTTGGAAGCGTTCACCGAGTTTGGCCAGAAGTACGGTCTCTCGCAGGATGCTGCACAGAACCTCATCGACATGCACTTGGGTCAGGTTGACAAGATCACCACGCTACAGCAAGAGACGTGGGACGAAATCAAGGCTGATTGGAGGAAACAATCTCTTGCCGACAAAGACCTTCAAGACGAGGAAGGCAATGCCGAAGCGGCAATTGCCATCGCCGTCAAAGGGGTCGAAGCTCTTGGAGGTAAGGCGTTGAAAGAAGCCTTCGATCTGACCGGCGCGGGTGAGCATCCTGCGGTAGTCAAAGCCTTTCACAAGTTGGGTAAAATGGCTGTCGAAGATGAGTTTGTTTTCGGCGGCGGTTCGGGGGATCAGAAAACCCCGGCTGAAAAGCTCTACCCAACTATGAATAAGTAATCTGGGTAGCAAAGGAGAGATAAATGGCCACCCTATCCACAAACAACCCCACCTTGCTTGATCTTGCCAATCGGACAGATCCCGATGGCAATATTGCGGTGGTGATCGAAATCCTCAACGAAGTGTCCGATATCCTCGACGATGTGTCGTGGAAGGAGGGCAATCTGCCCACCGGGCATAAGACCACGATCCGTAGCGGCTTGCCGACGCCGACTTGGCGCAAGATGTATGGTGGCGTTCAGCCCACCAAGTCTCGCGCAACTCAAGTCACCGACGCATGCGGCATGCTGGAAGCGTACGCGGAAGTCGATAAGGCTCTCGCGGACCTGAACGGCAATACGGCGGAATTCCGTCTTTCGGAAGATCGTCCGCATATCGAGGGCATGCACCAAGAGTTGGTGGACACCCTCTTCTACGGCAACGAGAGCACGGAACCGGAAGCGTTTACCGGGCTTGCCCCGCGTTTCAATGATCTGTCAGCGGAGAACGCCGACAACATTATCGACGCAGCGGGTTCGGGTTCGGACAATGGCTCGATCTGGCTGATCGTTTGGGGCGATACGACCGTCCACGGCATCGTTCCGAAGGGATCGACAGCCGGTCTTCAGCAGGAAGATAAAGGTCAAGTCACCATCGAAGACGCAGACGGAAGCGGCGGTCGCATGGAAGCGTATCGGACGCACTATCGCTGGGACGCCGGCCTGACGGTCGCCGACTGGCGCTATGTCGTTCGCATCTGCAACATCGACAAGTCGTTGCTCACGAACGTCTTCACTTCCGGCGCATTCTCGACCGGCGCACATTTGCCGGAACTCATGTTCCAAGCCATCGAACTCATCCCCAATCTCAATCGGGGACGGGCGGCTTTCTACATGAGCCGTGACATGCGTACCCGCGTTCGCCAGCAAGCGGCGGCAGCGGTCCACCAAGCCACCTTGGAAGTCAAGGATGTGGGCGGCAAGATGGTGGAGACCTACCACGGCATCCCGCTTCGTCGGGTTGACGCCCTCGCCGCTGACGAGACTGCGGTCACTTGATCGACTGAGTAGAACCTCAGTTGATCTGCCATACTGAAAGGAGATCGTAATGATCTTGGACGAATTAGGTGAATTCTGTGACGCGACGGCTCTTAGCACTAGCGGCACAGGCAAGGCTCTGATCGGTGACGTGATCGATCTTTCCGAGGTAACACGGGATATCGGGAATTCCCGTCCGGTGTATCTTGGAATTCAAGTCACGACAGCGGTCACTTCCGGTGGCGCGGCCACGTGCTCGTTCATTCTCGCTTCCGACAGCGCGGCGGCGATTGCGGTGGACGATACGGCGACCGAACACATCATCACCTTCGCGTACCCGAAAGCCACGTTGGTGGTCGGGTATCAAGACTTCTTCCCGCTGCCGCTTGGTGTCGGGAATACGTGGGAGCGTTTCGTCGGCATTATCCAGAATGTCGGCACGGCTGCTCTCACTGCGGGGGCAATCAATGCGTTCCTGACGCTCGATCCGGCAGCTTGGAAGTCGCTGCCTGACGCCAGCAACTAGCGGGATAAGGGGGTGATTGGTATCACGTGATACCTTGATCCCCCCGGTCCTCTCAGAAAGGAGACAAGCATGGCTTCGTTCACAGGTGTTGGCGATAATGTCGAACTCCTTATCGCTCGCAAGGGCGATAACATCGACGTTGCTCTGTCCGGCACATACGCGATGGAGATCGCATTGCAGCGTGAATTGGGTTCGCCCGGTTCTGGTGCATTCGAGACCGTCAAGCGGTACACCACGGCAAATGCCACGGTGGCCGACACGTACGTTGCGACGATGGACAATGAGACCGTCCGTCTGATTGTGGAAGTCGATACCAGCGGCACTTGCACTGCCACTTTGACCGACAACGAGAACCGCGATCTTGGTTCTGTCGAAGATGGTCCTGGCGGTAACAAGGTCGTGGAGTATTTTCAAGATGGTGTTCGGTTCACGGGTTCGATTGCCCGTCTTTCCGGCGCTCTTGGAAGCCACAGCGCAACTCTGACTGTTACGGCGGCAAAACATGCTGGGGTTATCCAGAGCATGGATCGCGCCGCCGGGATCACGTTCACGTTGCCCGCAGCCGAAGGAACCGGCAATATCTATCGGTTCTTTACAGCGGTTACGGTCACGTCGAACGACAACATCATTCAAGTCGCGAATGCGACGGACGAATTCTTGGGCAATCTGTTCCAGATTGACACTGATACGTCTGATGCAGTCGCCGCTTACCCGTGCTTGGATGGTGATGGCTTCGATACGATCACGTTGAACGGATCGACCAAAGGCGGCATCATGGGTGATCTTATCACCATTATCGATGTCGCTTCGGGCAAGTTTGCGCTCGAAGGAACTGTTCTGTGTTCCGGCACTCCCGCCACTCCTTTGAGTGCGGCGGTTAGCTAGGAGGAATAATGATGCAACTTCATTCGATGAAGCGGTCTAAGCAAGAACTCAAGGACGCCGAGAGTGATCTTGCATCGCCTTCTGAAGACGAATACCCGTGGGGTCTGCGTGTCAGCTTGGAAGAAGATCAGTTATCAAAGCTGGACGTAGGCTCTGCGGAGCCGGGTGACGTAGTTACAGTCGTTGCCCAAGCCACGGTGAAGTCCGTCAGTTCTCACGAAGACGACGACGGGCATAGCCACAGTAGTATGTCTCTGCAAATCACCGACATGGCGGTGGATACGGAGGCGTCAACCGAGGAACAAGCTGGGAAGCTGTTCCCGTCTATGAAATCTTGATAAGAGGGAAGTGAAATGGCACAGGTTCTTTTGCAGCGAGACTTTCGGACGCCTCATGGGCGCTTCGAAAGAAGTGTTGAAGGTGTTCCGACTGAAATTCCTGAGATCGTTTTGAAGAGGTATCCGCTGCCGAAGGATGCCGAGATTTGCGGTCCTGACTATTTGACGCCGGAGCAGCAGCGGATCGAAGACGAACTCAACGCGGAAGATGGCGTTGCCAAGACGGCGGCGGAAATCGAGAATGAGATTAACGAGCGCGTCAATGCGGAACTCGATCGCCGGGAAGCGGAACGCAAAGCGAAGTCCAAGCCCAACGAGGCGGAAGACGAGACCGCAGACGAGACCAACGGCGTTACGGTCGATCCCGCGCCGGGGTCTCCTGATCCTGACCATGAGACCGACGACGACAACGACGACGACGGCGGTGATGACATTCTTGATCTTCCGGTCAAGGATATTGCGCCGCAGCTTGTCGATATGGAATATGACGAGCTTCAAGATTTGTTGGCTCGCGAGAAAGCGGGCAAGACACGCTCGACGTTGGTCGAAGCCATCGAAGAAGCGATGGAGGAATTCGAAGACGAGTAACTGGTATCACGTGATACCGTGGAAATATGGGCGGGTGTAGCAGCCCGCCCTTTTTCAAAGGAGGCAGACAATGCCGATTGGGTTTGATAAGACCATCATAGCGAGAATGGCATTGTCCCATGTGGGGTCCAAGAGCAACATCGAAAGCATCGATGAAGAAAACCCCGCTGCCAAAGAATGTAAACTTTGGTATGAAGCCGCCCGCATCAAAACTCTCGAAGCTTTCAATTGGTCTTTCGCTCGCCGAAGCAGAGCGTTGGCGGAGCATGCGATAGCAGCGCCGACCAATCGCTGGTCTTACCGATACCAGTTTCCTGCTGATATGGTCATGCCGAGGTTTATCGAGAACCCGGCTGGTCCGACCGAGGACGCTATCCCGTTCGAGATGGAAGTCGCCAGCGATGACAGCAAATCCATCGTTACGGACGCTGAAGATGCTGTCATGCTCTACACGTTCGATCTGGAAACGGTGTCTGAATTCTCGGTTCATTTTGTGGAAGCCATGGCGTTGGCGCTGGGCATTCGGATCGCTTACAAGCTGTCCGGTAAGACAAGCTTGGCAACTCGGCTGACCAAAGAATTCGACGCCAAGATCAACATAGCCCCGGCTTCTGATGTCTCTGGCTCTGTGCCGCGACCGGAACGGGATGCAAGCTGGCATAGGGCGCGTACCTGATGCCCGGTTTAATTCAGCCTTCATTTGCTCGCGGCGAGCTTGGTCCTGACCTCTATGGGCGGGTCGATGTCGCGGCCTATGCTGTCGCTCTTAGGACAGCGATCAATGCCGTT